CCTGCGGAGCCTGCGGAGCCTGCGGAGCCTGCGGGGCCTGCGGCGCGCCCTGCCCGCCCTGCGGGGCCTGGGGCAGCACGCGCGCGTTCGGGAGGGTCGCCGGGAGCTGCGCCGCGGTGCCGCCGACGTAGCTGCCCAGCAAGGAGCTGCGCGCCGTGGCGCCGGCCTCCTGGAGGTCGCGCGCGGCCTGCCGCGCCGCGTTGCCGGGGACGAGCCCCTGCTGGCGGATGTAGGCGGCCGTGCGCTCCTGCACCCAGGCGACGGCGTCCCGGTTGCCGCTCATGCCGGGCAGCAGATCGTCCAGCGCCTGGGTCACGGCTCGCGGCAGCTGATTGCTTGCCCCGGTCGTCAGCGGCTGATTGGCCTGCGCCGACGCCCGCCCCGCGGCGGCAGTCTCGGCCGCGCGCACGCGGGCGTCGGCCGCGACGATGGCCCGCTCGCGGGCCGCGTCGTCGGCGGCCTCGCGCAGATCGCGCTGGAGGTCGTTGCGCGCCCCCGCCAGCTCGGCCTGCAGCTCGCGGTCCAGCTCGCGCTCGTTGACGCGGGCCTCGATGCGGGCCTCCACCTCCTGGCGGCGCGCGTCGAGGCGGGCGTTCTGCAAGGTCATGGCGACGCCGCCACGGCCGGCGATCTGGTCGAGGGCGCCCGCGAGCTGCTCGCGGGTGCGCTCCATGTGCGCCTCGTCCCGCTGGCTCTGAAGCGCCTCCCGCCCGTTCTGCATGAGCGTCTCCAGCGACTGCCGCTGGCTACCCTGGAGCTGGGTGTTCCGCAGCAGATCCTGGCCGCGCTGGATGGTCTGCTCCAGACCGGCCCGGCCCCGGATCTGCGCGGCCTGCGCGGAGGGGGACGCGGCGCCGCTGTCGCGCTCGATCTGCTGGAGCTGCGTGTCGGCCTGCGCCAGGATGGCCTCGCGCTCCGCCGGGTCGGTGGTCGCCGCCAGCCGCCGGTTGGTGTCGTCCATGACGAGCTGCGCGCGAGCGGCGCCGGGGCCCCGGATCGCCGCGGCGCGGGCCTGGACGCCTTCGCGCGTGGCCGAAGCCCGCACCTGGGCGGCGGCGACGCCGGGCGTGACCAGGGCGCGCTCGCCCTCGGTCGCCGTGCCGTTGATGACGCGCTGCACGCTGCCGGCCTGCTCGATGCCCTGCGCGATGACCTGGGCCGGCGTCGTCGGCGGGCCGCGCCGCTCGGTCGGCGGCACCAGGGTGCCGTCGGGCCGCACGAAGAAGCCGTTGGTGTCGAAGCGGGTGGTGCCGCCCGGCACGTTGGCGTCGTTCGGCAGCGCGAAGGGGCCCCGCGGCAACGCCGGCCCCGGCACGGGGTTGCCGCCGGCATCCAGGCCGGGGCTGGCGCCCGTCTGCTGGGGGATGCCCAGAGCCTCCTGGCGGCGGGGCCCGACAATCGCGCCCGGCCGCGCGTCGCCATGCAGCAGGCGCTCCATCGCGCCGCGCTCCGCGATGCGGGCAGCCTCCACGGTCGCGCCGGCGGAAATCCCCGTGCGCCTGGTGCTTTCGCTCTCATGCTCGCGCGTGCCGGTGCGCGTCTGCGCCCACGGCACTCGAGCCCCCAGGCCGAGCCGGTCCAGCTCCTCGACGCCGGCGTTGGGGTTCAACGCGGCGTGGCCCAGGATGAAGGCCGGCGAAGCCGTCATCCGCTCGGGGCCGGCCAGCAAGATGCCCTGGCTATAGCGGGTGCGGCCCTCGGGCGTGTCGATGTAGGGCAGCGCCTCGGCGGCCTGCGCCGCGCCCTGCGTGGACTGGCGCCGGTTGAGCGCCAGCTCGGTGTTCGCCGCGGCGCCCGCGAGGTTGCCCAGATCCTTGTACGGATCGTCCTGGGCCAGGGCGCGGCTGATGATCGACGCCGCACTGACGATGCCGGGATCGGAGAAGAGGGACGACCTGTAGCTGCCAGACATGCGTCAGCCCCCCGTGCCCCAGACGGCACCCATCCGGTCGGTCAGGTGCGCCGCGAGCTGGTCGGTCGGGCGGGTGGTGCCCGTCGCCCAGCTGCGGATGGTGTTCGGGTTCGCCGCGATGGCGTTGCCCGCGATGATGCCGATCTGCGGCAGCGGGCTGGCCTGCGCCGGCGTCACCGGCTGCTGCGCCTCGCCCTGGTAGGCGCCCATGCTGCCGCTGCTCATGCTCTTCAGGGCCTCGAAGGCGGAGCCGGCCAGCGTCCGCATGCGCGCCTCGTCGGCCGCGACGTCGTCGTAGGCCGAGAGCCGGGCCCGCGCCGCGAGCCGGCCGCGCGCCTCGTTCAGGCCCTTCGCGACCTGGGCCGTGATGGCGTTCCCGACGACGGGGCTTCCCGTGGTGAAGATCTGCGGCGCGGTGGTCGGCGCCTCGGCAGCGGTCGCCTCGCGGCTGGTCGTCGCATCGGCCAGCCGGTCGGCGGTGCCGGCCGCGCCCGTCTCCGCGAGGTTCTGGTCCGCGACGGCCTGGCGCTCCGCGCGCAGCTCATCCTGGCGCGTCAGCTCGGCGCGGCGCGCGGCGGCGCTGGTCTGGGCGGCGGCGCTCTGGGCGCTGTCGTTCGCCTTCGCGACTTGCTGCTGCTGGTAGATCGTGGCCGCCGTGGATGCGGCGGAGATCGCGAGGCCGGCGGCTGCGATGCTGCACATGGTTCAGCTCCCCACCCGGCTGGCGCCCGTGGCCCCGGTGAGCCCGACGGCGAGCAGGGCCCGCTGCAGGGCGTCGGCCGCGGTCGTCTGGCGCTGGCGGATGTTCGGATCCTCGACCTGACCCTGCAGCGGGCCGAAATCGGCGGCGTAGGCCGCGCCGGGGTTGCCGGCGATGTCGGCGTTCAGGGTGCCAATGTACTGGTCCGCGATGCTCTCTGCGGCATCGGGGTTCAGGCTCGCCCGCGCCGCGGCGATGGCCTGGGCGAGGCTGTTGTTCACGCGACCCTGGTAGTCCTTCGCGCGGGCGTCCCACTTCGATCCGATCCCTCCCAGCAGGGCGTCGCGCTGGCTGTCGATGCCGGCGAGCTGGTAGGCGCCGAGCGGCGTCGCGTCGTACCCGCTCTTCACCAGCCGGTCGCGCGCGTCGTTCCGCCGCGTCGTGTAGGCGTTCTTGACGATGCCCTGCGCCTCTTCGTTGAAGCGGCTCTTCAGGGCGTCGAGCCAGACCGAGCCGGTCGAGCTGCCATAGCGGGCGCGCACGCGGGCCTCGGCCTCGCCGGCGAGGTCGCGCGGCGGGGGCGCCGCTGCAGGCGGGGGTGCCGCCGGGCCGGGCGTCGTGCCGTAGCCGCTGTCGTCGCTGGCGCCGCTGGTGTTGCCGCCCTCGGCCCCGCTGGTGTTGCCGCCTTCGCCGCCGCCGAAGCCGCCGTCGGACGGGCTGCCCCAGCCGCCGCTCTCGGGGCCGAAGCCGGCGCCAATGGCGGAGTTCGCGTCGCCCCAGCCGCCGTAGCCGCCGTCATCGCCCTGCCCGGGGCCGCTCGGCCCGTCGCTGGTGTTGCCGTCGTTCCCGCCGCCATCGCCGTCGCCGTCGGAGAAGGCCCGCAGGCCATGCGCGAGCTGCATGCCCGGCGCCGCCATCGGGCCGCCGCCGCGCGCGGCGAGCAGCTCGGCCTCCTGCGGCGTGATGTAGGCCAGCATGTGGCGCTGGCCGTTCACCTGGGTGGCGGCGGGCGCGGCCGGTGCGGCCGGGCGGGGGAGCATGGCGGCGAGCTGTTGGGCGATCATCAGCGGCTGATCCTCGAAGCGCCTTCCAGGTTCTGCAGCAGGCGGGCGGCCATGCCGTCGGCCGCCACCTGGCGCTTGCCCTGCTGGTACGCCTGCCAGCCCAGCGCGGCCCCCTCGAACAGCGGGCCGACCATGCTGGGCGCGGGCGTCTCGGCTCGGAGCGTGGCGGTGCGCGCCAGGGCGTCATTCGAGGCCCGCGTCGGATCCTCGGTCAGCATGAGGTCGCGCTCGGCCGCGGCGCGGCTGTCGGTCACCTTGGTGCGGAGTTGCTGGGCGGCCGTGTCGGCCGCGCCGCGGGCCTCGCCCTCGCGCAGGGCGACGTCGCGCTCCAGCGCGCTGGCGCGGTCGCCGGCGATGGAGCTGTTCCGCGTCCCGGCGCGCTCCAGCGCGTAGACCAGATCCTGCCGCGCGTCGCCGGCCTGCTGCTGCACCTGGGGCAGCGCGGCGTCGAGCGCGGTCTTGCGGAACTGGTCGAAGTAGGCGTCGTTGAAGCCGGCATAGGCCTCGTCGATCTTCCCCCGGCCGGTGCGGATGCGCTCCTGGCGCTGCTCCTCACGGGCACGGGCCTCGGCGGCCTCGGCCTGGGCCTGCTGCTGGGCGGCGTTGCTGCCCTTGGGCGAGGTACACATCTAGCGCCTCCATCCGTAGAGGATGAAGTTTTCCCGTCCCCTGCCCCAGGCTTCGAGGACCGGCGCGATGGGTTCTGCGCCAAGGCGGACAAGCCACCTCTGAGCCTTGTAATGCCGCTCATGGCAGTACGCCACCAGCAGATGCGCCGTCCGCTCCAGGGCGGGCTCCATGAACCGCTTCACATGCTTGGTCAGCGTCAGCACGACCTCGTCGAAGCGGTCGGTCCCGAAGGCGAAGGCGCACCAGACGCCGGGCCACATGGGCCGCGCGCCGATCACCGCGACGGGCTCGTCGTCCTTCAGGGCGACCCAGACGAACTGGGGCACCTGCATGATGTCGTGCGCCAGGGCCTCGGAGCCGTCGTCGAAGCGGGTGGCGAAGACCTCCTCCCGGTCGGCCGCGCGCATGTGCCGGGCGATGTAGGCGACGTCGCGCTGGGTCGGCGCGACCAGCTCGACGCGGCCTACGCCGACAGGGCTGGCCCGAACGCGCTCGCGACGGAGGGCTGCTGCGGGGATGCCGGCGGGGCGGCCATCGTCGCCGGCACGGTCGCCATGGCCTGCGTCGCTTGCCTGTCCGACTGCTGTGAGGCCATCGCCGTCATGGCCTGCTGCACTGCCTGCGGATCCATCCCCGGGATGCCACACATTCACGTCGTCTCCCCCTTGTCGAAGTGCAGCATGATGCTCGCGACGCCGGCGGCGCCGGCCGCGCGATGCACCAGGCGAAAGCCGAAATGCGAGCCGTAGCCGTCCACCGCGAGCCGCTCCATGGCGTAGGTCGGCTGATGGATCGTGGCGACCAGCTCGCGCGTGTCGGGCTGCGCCGGGTCGGTGCCCAGCTCGACGGCCCAGACGTTCCGCACGACCGCGTCGAGGCCCTGGAGCTGCTTCTTCGTGGCGGGGCTGTCCCCGTCCAGCATGGGCAGGACGACGGTGCAGTCGTAGTCGGCGCCATAGGCGCCGCCGGTGCCCTCATAGGCGTAGATCGCGTTGCCCGAGCGCAGCAGCATCATGTTCCCGATGACTTCCATTTCGTCCACCGGGAAGCCGGGCAGCAGCCGCGTCCAGGCGCTCACCTTGGCCGTGGGGAAGTAGCTGAAGGCGTAGATTTCGTCGTCGATGGCCAGCCAGTAGCGGCCGTTCGCCGGCTCGATCTGCCCGCGGGCCTTGCCGGCCGGCTCGGGCTTCGCCGCCTGGAGGTCGCGCAGCAGCGGGTCGATGGGCGTGCCGATGTCGCTGGTGGTCGCATTGCTGGAGCTATCTCGAGCCCGCAGCGAGCGCAGGCCGCTGTCGGCCAGGAAGAAGACGTCGGCGTCGGAGAAGGCGATCACGCTGCGCGGCGCCATCGTGCCGATGTTCGGCAGCACCTGGAGGAGCTGGAAGGCCTTGGGGTCGGGGTCGGGCCGCCAGATCTGGATCGTGTCGCGCATGAAGACCGCGAGGTTCCCCTGGTAGACCTCCAGGCCCAGGATCTTCTCGTCGGTGCCCCAGTTGCTCGACAGCTCGATGAACAGCGCGCCGGGCCTGGCGGTGTCGCCGGGCGTCCACATGGTCGGATCGCCCAGCGCGGAGCCGAACAGCACGCGGCCGTAGCCCGCGTAGATGCGGTTGCCCAGCGTCAGCACGGGGGAGCCGATGGTGCCGTGGTAGCCGAGCGCGCGGAGGGCCGTGGCCACCGCGTCGGGCATCGCCCTCGCCGCCGGCGGCGTCCAGCTCGCGACCATCGTGCCGTTGAAGAAGTGCCGCACCGAGCCGTCGGTCAGCCGGGCGGAGACGTAGAGCTGGCCCTCGAACAGCGTGTAGTCCTCGACGACCGCGACGGCCGGGCCGGTCCCCGCGTCGAGCTGCTGGTAGATGACCCCGTCGGGCATGCCGGCCGGTGCGGCCGCACTGCCGAAGACGAAGGCGTTCGCCGCGTTGGTGGCGAGGCCCAGCGTGCCGGCCGGCAGATCGTAGAGCTTCACGAAGGCGCGGCGCTTCTCCAGCTCGTTGCCGCGCGTGAGCAGCACGTTGTCGGCCTGCCAGAGCGCGCCGCCGGGCAGGGTGACGATGCTCTTCCGCCGGTCCAGCCCGCCCCTGAAATCGACGATATGCTGGAACACGTCAGGTCTTCTGCGTGGTCATGTAGTCGATCCCGTAGCGCATGGGCCGGCCCGGCCGCGCCGCGCCGCCCATGACGAAGGGCTCGCGCTTCTTCGCCCCCTGCAGCCCCTTCAGGCGCCGGTGCAGCGTCTGCGCCGCGGCGAGCTTCGCGTCGGCGTCCTTCGCGCCGCGCGCGGCGAGCAGCTCGGCGGCGGCGAAGAGGACGATGAGCTGGTCGTCCAGCGTGCAGACGTCCGTCTCCGCGATGAACGGCTTCAGCTTGCCGGTGCCCCGGAAGCGCAGCGGCGTGTCGGTCTGGGGGATCGGCCAGACTTCGTAGCCGTTGTTGTCGGGCTGGTGCTGCCACGCGCGGATCGGGTCGGCGCGGGTGCCCTCGTCGCTGTCGTACTGGTTCAGGTGGGCCGGCGTGATGCCGTAGCTGATCGGCGCCCACTCGCCGCTGCTCTTCTGGAAGACCTCGATGGTGCGCTCGAAATCGAGCCCGGCCGGGTACTGCTGGTAGCGCGTCCCGGCCGGCACCAGGTCATCGCGGTAGGTCTTCAGGAAGGGCCATTCGTAGTCCTGCCACAGCGTCTCCTGGTGGCGACGCATGATGGTCTTGTAGTTCTCGGCCGCATTGACGCCCAGCGCGACGCTCTGGCTGTCGCGGATCTCTCCGCGCAGCTTGCTCATCATCACGCCGAGCTGGACGCCACGGGCCATGGGTCAGACCTTCCGGTGCTTGCGGTCGCGCGCCGCCAGGGGCCCCGCGCGCTCGGCGCCGGCAGCCGCCTCTTCGCCGTCGGCGCCCGCGTCGTCGCCCTGCTGGGCGGCTTCACGCGGCATGGGCAGTCCCGGCTCGTCGAGCGGCGGGTCCAGGTCGATCCGCGGCGAGGCGCCGGGGAACATTTCCTCGACCCGCTCGCGCGGGTACTGCGAGGCCAGCTTCGCCTTCACGGCCCGCGCGCTCGGGCTCGGATCGACGCGGCCGGCATCCTCCAGCAGCTTGACCGACTGCTGGCCATGGAGGGCGCGCAGCACCAGCACCTCGGGCCAAGACACGACGCCGTGGCCGTAGCCGCGGTCGGCGGGGTTGATGATGTTCCTCAGATCGCCTCCGAGAAGCACCTGGGCCCGATAGAGCTGCATGCTGCACGCCTCCTGTTGTGCGCCAGGGCGCTACGACATCGCCGTCAGGCGATGGCGTAGACGCCGTGGCAGTTGAGCTGGCTCGCGACGACCACGCCCGTCGAGGTGATGGAGCGGTAGGTCACGAACTGGTTGTGCGGACGCGACGGCGTGTGCTGCCGCTTCCAGTCGCCCGAGAGGGCGTCGAGGAAGAGCCGCTTGCTGTCGAAGATGTAGGCCCGCTTCGAGAAGCCCAGGTCGTCGAGCGTCGGGTCATACTCGGGCGTCAGGCCGCCCGACTTCACCGCGCCGACTTCCGTCTCCTGGGCGGCCGTGAAGCCGCTGGTGGAGTACAGGCCGTTCGCCCGGCGCTCCTTCTCGATGGCGTCCATCCAGTCGGAGCCGCAGAGGTAGGTGTCGGGCTTGCCGCCATAGCGGCGGAGCTGGCGCATTTCCTTCTGCAGGAACTGCAGCAGGGCGCCGCCGTCGGCCGGGTCGGTCGTCAGGGCGAGGTTCACCCGGTTCTGCCACCAGACGTTCGTCGCGCGGTCGAGGCCGCCCGTCGTGCCGGTCGCCGGCGTGTCGTCGATGAAGGCACGGATCCCGGCCAGGGCCTTGGCGTCGGTCGTGCCGTCGCCCCAGAGCAGGAGGTTCAGGGAGCGCGCGTACTGCTCCATGAAGTCCTGCACCTTCTCGTCCATGATGTCGGCCAGGACGTGCTTCTCCCGGCCCGACAGCGGGCGGGTGTCCTCGCCGTCGGTGTCCACGACCACCAGGCCATCGATCTTCAGCTCGGTGTGGGTCACCGAGAAGCCGATGTGATGCTCCTTCCACGGATAGACGGCCCGCAGCGTGTTCTCGGGCTCGTAGAAGTCCACCGTGTCGTTGAGCTGGAAGCCCTTCAGGCCGTCGTTCGTGCCGCCGGCACCGAAGGTGCCCTTGACGCCGACGCTGATGTCGCCCTTGCCCCCGGAGAAGGTCTTCTTGTTCCTCTCCATGATGCGGACGAGCGGCTTGTCCTGGATGGTCTGGTAATAGACCTCCGGGGTGTTCAGGTAGTAGTCGAGCGCGCTGGCGGCCACATTGGCCAGCTTGGCTCCCGTCAGGGTGGGCATTGCCCTAGCTCCTCAGACGCTCACCCCATCGCCGCGATCATGGCTTCTCGCGCGCTGCGCGGACGCGGGGTGGCTGCGGTTCCGTTGAGCCCGGTGCTGCTGGGAGTGGGACTGGTCGGCCGGCCCGTCGGGCGCACATGCGCGAGGCGGGTCGTGATGTCGGCGTAAGCGCGGCGCGAGAGTGCGACCGCGGCGTCGGGCGTGTTGGGCACGCCCTCCTGCGCCATCAGCACGCGCAGCCGGTCGTTCAACAGCTCCACCTTGGATCCGTACTGCGGATCGCGCCCTCGGATCTCCGCCTCCCAGGCCGTCACCGCGTTCGTGATGCTGGTGGCCAGCTCACGCCGTGCGGCGACCTGGGTGTCGATTTCACGAGCTTCCTGGGCGCGCTTCGCCTGGTCCTGCGTGAGGCGTGCGCGAGCGAGTTCCTTCGCGCTGTCCTCGTCGATGAAGCCATTGTCCAGCCGCTCCTGGATGTCGGCGGGCAGCACCTCGCCGCGGTGCTGGCGCACCACGGACAGGTGAGGCTCGATGACCTTCAGGAACCCATCGTAGTCGCCGGCCTTGAGCAGGCGCCCGGCCTCGAACAGCTCGACCACCTCCTTGGGCGCGAGCTGCGCCGCACGGAGGTAGGTGTCGATCTGCTTGTAGGCCTCGGCCTGCGGGGCCAGCTCCTTCACGCGACGGGAGAGCTGCTGGAACCGCTTGCGGGTGCTGGGCTTCCACCGCGCCATTTCCTCCTCGGAGGGATCCTCCACGGAGGCGTCGTCGGCGCCGGCGGGTGCCGCATTGCCATCGGCCGCCGGTGCGGCGGCCTGACCAGTGTCCTGCTCCTTCGCAGCAGTCGGGTTCGACGGCTCCTGCTCCGCTGGCGAGGCGGGCGGCTTGCCGTCGTCGAGCGCACGCTCGATGACCTCGCGGAACGAGGGCACCGGCGTCGGGGATGCGCCATCAGCCTGCGCGCCGTCCCCGTCGGACGTCGCAGGCGAAGAGGTTGGCGTCGAGGGGGCAGAGGGCTCGGGCGAGGCAGCCGGCGCGGGCGACGAGCTGGGGCCTGAACCGGGATCAGCCCCCGTCCCGCCAGCGTCCACGCCGCTCAGATCCTCGTCCGGTCCCATGTCGCCCCCTCGACGCGCGCTACAGGTTGTAGGCCAAGTTGACCGACAAGGCCAACATCTAGTTCACGAAGCTCTTCGCCGGCCCGTAGGCGGGCGTCGGCGGCTGGTCGGGCTGCGGCCCCAGGCGCTGCTGCTGCTTCGCCTTGGGCCCGTTCGTCTCGCCCTGCGGCCCCTGCTCCGCCGGCGCGTTGCCGGGCGCCGCGGCGGCCCCGTTGTCGGGCTTGGCCGCGTTCATCGACGCGATGGACGGCGCCATCGGGTCGAGGAAGTCGCTGACCTCCATGTTGTCGGACATCAGCGACAGCGCGTACTCGGCCAGCTTGGTCGGCTTCACGCCCGGCACCTGGAGCAGGATCGGGGCGACGCGCTCGAACTCGCCAATGCGCGCGGCCCGGTTCGGGCGGCCCGTGCTGCCGGCCTCGACGGTGAAGAACAGCTCGCTGGCGATGTCGTCCACCGAGAGGTCGGGCCAGACGGCGCCGGGGCCGACGCTGCGCTTCACCTCGACGGCCGGCATTTCCGCCAGCAGCATCTGCGCGCCGGCCTGGGCGATGTCGGACAGCGTGTCGTCCAGGTCGTCGATGGCGGAGGAGAGCGAGCTGACGCGGCTGTTCTCCGCGATGGCCGTCTCGGTGGCCGTCGCGTCGCTGGTGCCGCCCAGGTTCGCTTCCTGGCTGCCGCCGACGCGCAGCACGTCCTCATAGGCCGCGGCGACGTCGTAGAGCGCGGGGTCGATGGGCGGCCCCTTCCAGGGCTGCAGCAGATCCTCGACCTTCTGGCCGGGCTGCAGGCCGCGCAGCTTGATCACCGCGTTGGCGGGGTGATCCTGCAGCTTGCGGTCGTCATCCTCGTCCGTCGCGTCCTCGGTGGTGATCGTCTTCGGCCGGTTCGCGCGACGATGCTCCCGCAGCCCCTGGCGGGCGCGGTTGATTTCGAGCTGGGCGTGCATGATCAGCTGCACGTCCGACAGCGGCCAGGGATCCTCGGTGTCGTCCGTCTCGTTGAAGGCGACCAGGAACCAGGGCCAGAACCGCTCGGTGAAGTACTCGGGCGGGGCCGGCTCGCGCAGGAAGTCGGGGTAGCCGTCGCAGACGACGTAGATCAGCCCGTCCTCGATGTCCCAGACCTCGTAGACCATCGCGATGGTGTCGGCCGCCGCGGGGTCGTTCGAGCCGGTCGGGTCGCCCGGCCGGTGCCGCGACACCTCGGGCGGCTCATGGCCGTCCTTCAGGCCGTCCCGGCTGTAGGCGCGGTAGGAGCTGGTGACGTCGACGCCGTAGACCTCCTGCACGCGCTGCGGCGTCAGGGCGTACCGCTGCGCGACGCGCCGGCAGCCCAGGAAGCCGCGCAGGTTCGTCAGGTGGCAGTCGGGGATGATGTCGGTGGAGGCCGGCCAGTCGAAGGACAGGCCCTCCTTCCTGACGTACTGCTGGGGCTTCCGCAGCCCCTCCAGCGTCAGGCGCAGCCGCTCCGCCTCGGCATCGTCCATCGGGATGCGCTCGTCGGCCAGGTCGGCCGCGATGCGCTCGATGAGTGCCAGCCGGTTGGTCGCGTCCGCGACGCGCGAGCCCTCTGGGCTCTGGTCGGGCATGCGGTGGTAGCCGAGCTTGACCCAGCCGACGCCGGTGGTCACCGCGCGCCGCACCGTCTGCTTCATCATCGCCTTGAAGCCGGGCCTCGCCTCGGACACCTCGTAGGCGAGCTGCAGCTCGACGGTCTTGCCCACGCGCTGGACGAGCTTCAGCCGCTCCACGGCGGCGGAGGCGTCGGCCAGGATCGCCTGCGTCTGGGGGTCGATGGGCTTCTGCAGCGCCATCGACTGCAGCAGCGTCTGCTTGGCCGCCTCCAGCGTCTCGGGCGAGCCGTCCCAGACCGCCGTCATCATCCGCCGGCGCTTGTTGGAGACGAAGCGGGGGTTCTTCGCGTAGAGCCCGGCCACGCGCTGCTGGATGTGCCGCTGCGTGATGTTCGCGACGTAGCGCGTCTCGGCCGCGTCCGCGAAGGGGTCGTTCTGCGTGGCCTGGGTCGACCACTGGTCGCCCTTCGCGAACCGCTGGTCGTGCCGCATCTGCTTGAAGCGGGGGCGCCACTTCTTCAGGGCCAGCTCGACGCCCGAGAGGATCTCCTCGACGAGGGCCTGGCGCCGCGGCGAAGGCTGCGGCTTCTCGCGCGAGACGGCCTGCTCGGGCGCGGCGTCCAGCTCCTCGCCCATCGGCACGCCGCCCGGGTCGGCCGGCACGCCCAGGCCCTGCTCCACGAAGCCCGACATCACCATCCCCCTTGCAGGCGGCGCACGCGCTCCTGCTGTTCCTGCATGGCCCGCTCCTTGACCCAGCCGAGCGTGCCGACCTTCGGGAGCTGCTTCGGTTCCTGCCGCCGCTTGGGCTTCATCAGCCGCTCGATCTTCAGCCCGGCCAGCGAGAGCGCATCGACGAAGTCGTCATGCACGCCGTAGGGGAAGGTGAGCAGCTCGTTCCTGGCCCGCTCCCACCAGGGCGCGAAGACCGGGAAGTGGACGCGGCCCAGCGACATCATCGCCTGGGCGGAGCGCGACCGCTGCACCTTGTCCACGGCCGGCGTCACCAGCTCGACGGTGAGGAACTTCCTCCGCCGCTTCATTTCCATCCGCAGGGCCGGGCCCAGCGACTGCGTGATGTGCCCCTTCTCGGCCCACCAGCGCAGGATGTGGAACTTCTCCGCGAGGTCGAGGATGGCCTTCGTCTGGGCCTCGGCGTCGCCGCGCTGCCACCAGACGTCGGGCAGGATCCAGACATCGTCGTGCCGGTCGATCCCGAACGGCAGCAGGCACGTCCTGTCGTTGGTCTGCTTCAGCCCGACGGCGTGGTCGGAGCTGCCGTAGATGTGCAGATCCTGCAGCGGCGGCAGCTCGCCGCGCCGGTAGGTGCGGAGCCACTCGGCCTTGAAATGCTCGCCCTCCTCGGGGCTGGGCTCGCCCTGCCACAGCGCGGAGAAGCCTCGCGGGTCCAGCCGCCGCAGATCCTCGAGATAGGGCAGCGGGAACCTCTCGGGCCACAGCGCCTCGCCGGGCTGGCGGCCGAGCATGTCGTCTTCGCCGGCGATGGCGGGGAGGTGGAAGACGTGGACCTTCTTCGCCAGCTCCGGGTCGTAGTGCGGGTTGTGGGGGTCGGTCATGCGGCCGACGATGTCGTCCTGGTGCCAGCGCGTGGCGACGATGATCACCGGCCGGCCGGAACGCATGCGGCGCGTCAGGAAGACCTGGGTGAACCACGTCCAGGCGCGCTCGCGGATCGTCGGGCTGTCGGCCTCGGCGCGGTCCTTGAAGGGGTCGTCCAGCAGCATGATGTCGCCGCCGCGGCCGGTCAGGCCGGTGCCGCGGCCGACGAAGTGGAGCTGGCCCCCGTCCTCGATTTCCAGTCGGTCGGCGGCCTGGCTGCCGGTCTTCAGCTCGACGCCGGGGAAGACCCGCCGGTAGACCGGGTCGCGGAAGATGTCGCGCACGGCCCGGCCGATGTCCTGGGCGTAGTCGTCGGAATAGGTCGCGACCACGACGTGCTTCGTCTTGTCGCGCCCCACCACCCAGGCCGGGAAGGTCTTCGAGACGAGCTGCGTCTTGCCCGAGCGCGGATGCACGGCGATGACGACGTACTCGAACTGCTCCTTCTCGACGGCCTCCAGGATCCCGGCGATGGCCTTGTGGTGGCGCGCGACGAGGTACTTCGACCGGCGCGGGTCTTCCGGCGCCTCGGGCTCGGGCATGAGGAGCTGCGCCAGCGTCAGCACGCGGTCCTTCGCTTCCTGCTCGCGCTGGACGCGGAGCCGGTCGAGGGCCTCGGCCTTGAGGGCCGCGAGCTGGCGGAGCTGCTCCTCTCTCGTCACGGGAAGACCAGCGCCGGGCCGCGCTTCCAGGTCTGGCACACCCACATGTCCGGTGCGTAGGAGCCGTCGGCGGCATAGGTCACGTCGAAGGTGGCCTGCGTCTGACCGTCCAGCGGCTTCGCCTGACAGCCATCCGGGGCCGGGGGGCTGGCCTGCTTCGTCGGGTCGCCCTGGTAGATGCACCAGCCGGTCAGGCCCGCGGGGAAGGTGACGGTGATGACGGCCTTGCGGTCGGTCGGCGTCGCGTCCGCGGCCTTCGCGTGGGTGATGGTGATGTCCGACGAAGACGGCTCTGCGGTGTTGTTGGCGTCGAGGATGTGGGAGAGCGGCCGCTCGCGCAGCGCGGCCTTCGCCTGCTCGACGGTGAACTCGGCGGCAAGCCGGTCGCCGTCGCCGGTGTCCCGCTCGTACTTCAGGCCGAAAGCCTCCCAGGCGAAGTTGGCGTTCGGGTCGCGCGACCGCATCCAGTAGAAGAGCTGCTCCCGCGTCGTGCAGTCCTCGTAGCTCGCCGGCGGCGGCTGGCCCTCGAAGCTCATGACGTAGTTGTCGCCGTCCTTCTTGATCGTGAAGGTGCCGCCCACGTCGTAGGCGTCGTAGAACATCTTGGGGGACCAGTCCGGCCCGTAGGAGCCCGACCAGTTCGCCGTGGGTCCGCTGAAGACCACCTTCAGCGTGACGGGCGCGCCGTCAATCGTCGCGACCAACTCGTTGCCGTTGAAGGCGACCGTCTGCGCCAGCTCCGCCGTCGTGACGCCGCCCAGGTCGATGTGGATGACCTGGGGCGTCGCGTCGAGCGTGTGGAGCGGCGGCTGCGCGGCGTCGAAGTCGAGGATCAACTTCTCGGCGGCGGGCGTGCCGTCTGCCGTCACGCGGACGGAGGGTGAGCCGGGCGGCGCGATGCTGCCGCTGCCGCCGGCGCTGCCGGCGGCGGCGAAGCGGCGCGCGGCGCCCTTCAGCATGCGGAGGACGCCCATGGGATGCGGCGGCTTGGGCGCGGCGAGGGTGGCGCTCATACCTGGTGTCTCCTGTTCACGGTGCCGGCTCGACGAAGTAGTAGCCGCCAAAGTCTTCCTTGACGCGCAGGACGGTGCCGGCCGCGATCCAGCCGAGCAGATCGGTTACCTGGGCGTGGCTGAAGCTGGCGAGGACGAGGCTGCCGATGCGGGTGGTGCCGTCGTAGGCGACGACTTCCTTGGCCCCGTCGGCGGCGAAGTCGGCAGCGGTGACGCCGGGCGCGAACGCCGCCGTGAACTCCTTCCAGACGCCGGCCGCGATGACCAGCGGCGGAACCGCTCCCGTGAAATCGAGCGTGGCGTCTCCGCTCACGGCGCGCTGCACCTGGACACGCGAGGGCAGATCGGCCGGCACGTCGGTGCCGCCGCCCCCTGCGGCGAAGCGGCGCGCAGCGCCCTTCAGCATGCGGAGGACGCCCATGGGATGCGGCGGGTGGTTCGCTGCACCGGCCTGCAGCGGCGGCGGCAGCGGCGGGGCCTGCGCGACGACGTCGGGCGGGGGCGGGGCGATGATGGGATCGGACATGGCTGGCGATCTATCCTCTCACGGCCGGCGCGCCCGCTGGTTCTCTCCCAGCGCACGGATCTGGTCGGCACTGGGGATGCCGTTCGGGCAGGCGTTGATGGTGAGGCGGGCGCTGCCGCCGCTGTCGGCCGCGACCATCAGCCCGTGCGCCGAGAGCATGTTGATCGTCTCCTGCAGCGCGGTGACCTGACCGGGGTTGGTCGGGCACGTCAGCACCACCAGCGTCGTGCTGGCGCCGTCGCTGGCCGTCACCAGGGGATTGCCGCCCTGGATGGTGCCGCGGGGCGTGGACAGGAAGCCCGAGCAGCCCGGCATCGCCGCCAGGGCGACCAGGAGCGCGGCCAGGAGCAGGAGGTTGCGGAAGATCACGCCTTGGGGCTCCGCGCCTTCAGCACCGCGACCTCGGCGGCCAGCTCCTGGATGGCCGCGACCAGGTGGGGGATCAGCTCGGTCGGCGCCAGGGTCAGGCGCTCCTCGCCCGCGGCGTTGGTCGTGCGGCCGATGGCCTCGGGGATGACGGGCTGCGTCGTCTGCGCGCCGAAGCCGATGCGGGCGGGCGCGGCGGCGTCGTCGTGCTTGTAGCGGTAGCGGATCGGCCGCAGGGCGACGATGGCCGCGACGCCGCCGGTGACGGGGCCGACGACGTCCTTCTCGCGCTCGTCGGACAGCGCCGCCCAGGCCGTGGCGTTCTGCTGGAGGATGACGCCGGTGCTGGCGTTGTTGGGGGCCGAGTAGAACGTGACGGCGCCGGTTTGCCGGTTGATGGTCATGGCGTTGCCGAGCGACGTGCCGTCGTCCCGGTAGCGCGTCAGGGTGAGGTTGCTGCCCGCATCGCCGCCGGCCTCGTTGGCGCTGTCGCCCAGGTCCAGCGTCCAGCGGTTCGAGGTGTTGACGCGGCCCAGGATGCGGTTGGACGAGGCCTCGTTGCCGGCGCGCTTGTCGAGGTGCAGCAGGGCGCCGCCGCCGATGCCGTGGACGAAGAGGCGGCCGGTGTTGGCCGTGACGCCGGCGGCCTCGATCTTCAGCCGCTCGGTGCCATCGACGCCGATGCCGATGGAGTTGCCGCCGGCGGCGTAGATGCCGCTGGTGTTGGCGCCCGTGAACAGGATGCCCGGCGAGGCGGCGCTGCCGCTGAGTGCGCGGATGGCGCCGCTCATCGTGCCGCCGGCGAGGCGCAGGTAGCGCCCGTCGGCCGCGCCCTGCGTCAGGGCGGCGTCGGCCTTGGCCTGGGCGGCAGCCGCGGCGTCGCGCGCGGTCTGATCGACCGTGGAGGGCGGATCGACCGGGCCCCAGACGCCTGTCGCCGTCGTGCCCAGCACCTTGCCGGCGGGCGCCGTGTCGGTGGCGTCCTCGGTGTTCTTCAGGTTCCCCAGCGTGAGGCTCGAGCCCGCAGCGGTGGGGTCGGTGACGAGGTCCACGATGAGGGCGGGGTGCGCCGGGTCGGTCGTGTCCTTGTGGACGGTCAGCAGCGAGCCGCGCCGGATCCACTCCTTCAGCGTCGCGCCCAGCACGTCGACGCCGGTGGCGGTCTTCACCTTGCCCAGGCTGCCGCCGTAGTCGGCCCAGACGGCGGCGGTGCCCGGCACGTCGGCCAGGGACGCGAAGACCGTGCCGTTGGGGCCCGGGGTGGTCGCCAGCGCCACGGTCATCGTGCCGGCGGTCGGTGGCTGGTTGCTGATGCGGATGAAGCCGCCGGCGTAGTTGTCCACGGCCGCCTGGGTGTCGGGCGTCGGCGTCTCGGGCGTGTGTTCGACGGCGGCGAGGCGCGCGTCGATTTCGCTGATGTAGGTGACGAGGTTGGTGTGGGCGGCGACGGCCGCCGGCGGGCCGATTTCGGCGTCGAGGCGCGCGATGGGCGCGTCCGCGTAGCGGCGGGTGACGAAGTGCCCGGGGGCGGTCGGCTCGCCGCCGGCGACCTGGGCGTAGAACGTCGCGAGGCCCGTGTTGCGCTCGATGCGGAGGGCCGCCGTGTTGGCGATGCCATCGTCCTCGTAGCGCATGATCATGAAGTTGGCGCCGACGTTGCCGCCGCTTTCCGGCGTCGTGCCGCCGAGCTGGATGCGCCAGCGCAGCTTGCCGGTGTGGTCCGTGCTGCTGACGAACCGCTGCTGGCCGGCGGCGCTGGGCCGCAGGATGAGCTGCGGCATCGCGTCGTTGATCGTCAGGTCGCCGGTCATCGTGTCGCCGGCGACGTTGACGTAGCGCGTGTCGCCCGCCGCCGGCGTCAGGGCGGCGTCGGCCTTCGCCTTGGCGGCGGCGGCTTCGGCCGCGGCGGCATTGGCGGTGTCGCGCGCCGTCTGGTCGACGGCGGAGGGCGGGCGCCAGGCCGTGCCCGCCGGCGCGCCCGCCGTGCCGGTGACGGCCGTCAGCACCTTGCCGACGTCGCCGGCGCCCGGGAGAGGCATCGCCCCCTCCAGCGAGGTCAGGTCGGCCGGGATCCACCGGCTGGCAGCGGCATCCCAGTGCAGCACCTGGGCCTGCTCGGGCGCGACGTCGGCAATGGGCCGGCCCTGGAGGAGGGCCGCGTTCCACTGGGGATCGGCCGCGCCGACCTGCTCGGGCGTGACGCCGTGCGGGTTGTTCTTGTCGAGGACGTGCGTCGCCAGGGACGCCTGGATGGCTGCGGCATCGCCGGCGGCGGCGGCTGCGGAGGACTGGGCAGCCTGGGCGGACTGGGCGGCCTG